AAACGGAACCTCGGCTTTGGAAAACTGCGAGACTTCTGCAATTGGTCGAGCCCTCGCTTTAGCAGGCTTTGGCGGCACAGAGTTCGCAAGTGCCAACGAGGTGCAGAACGCTATTCACCAGCAGGACAAGCCTAACCCCAGACGTAAATCTTTAGAGGTAGCGTTTTCCGCAGTAGACAGCATGGCCAGCCTGCAAGCATTGTGGGCAAACCTGAGTGCAGAAGACAAGAAAGTTTCGGAAGACCTTAAAAACGCAGCTAAGGAGAGAGTGAAATGAACGACGCACAACTGATTCTTAGCATGAAGCAAATCTTGGCCGAACTAGAAAAGATCACGCGGTCAAGCCAGAACATTAACTATATGCAAATCCGCAAACTGTGTATGGACTTGCAAGATGACGCAAACAGCTTGTGGGGCTGGGCAATGGACGCAGAGGATGAAATGGACATTGCCGACTGGAGACAAATGCGCGAAAAGTTTAGGGGCAAAGCATGAACGAATACCTAGACGGTGCTCTGGTGGCCGTGTTTCTTGCGGCCCTTTTTATCCTCTTCAACTTCTTGCCCGAGGTGCTCTATGGTCTATAGCGAAAAGGAGGAACCATTTTGGTGGGGCATAGCCCTTGGTGTCATGGCCACATTGCTAACGGTGCTTGCGTTTGCTAGACTGTTAGATACGCAAGAATCTCATGTTGAGATGCCAAAAGATGTTATCGCGGCCTATAACCAAGGCATAAAAGACGCACTAAAAACAAATCCAGCGGGTGCGGAATTAGAAATGGCCTGCCTGGAGCTATGGGGGAAGAAGCAATGATGGATACCAAAGTGAGGTTCGTGGAGTTCTTAGAGAGAGTCCCGCGCTGCACCGACAAAGCAACTTACGACTCTTGGAGGGAGATGGCCAGAACCGTTCCCCCTCCTCCCAAAGTGGGATTCTGTGCAGATTGCACCCTAGACTACCAAATTGCACAAAAAGCCGCACGCAGATGCGAAAACCCGCACATAGTGTTTCGCGCAGACGAAGACGGGTTTATTTCTGGATGTTTACCAAAAGGGGAAGAAAATGCGGGAGCCTAACGATCTACAAAATACGGGCGAATGGTTCAATGCCAGGACTGGCAAGCTGACCGCTTCGCGCATGAGAGCCGCCATGTCCTACCTAAAACAATCCGACAAAGACAAAGAAGCTGGGAAGCCAAAGGAGGATAAGGCAGAACGTAAGAATCTCAAAATCGAGATACTTTGCGAACGCATGACTGGCGACATTGTGGATAAGTTCGTAAACACCGCAATGCAATGGGGGATCGAGAAGGAACACGAGGCAAAGGCAGCGTACGAGTCCAAGACTGGAAGGCTTATCACCGATGTTGGGTTTATAGACCACCCGCGCATAGAGTTCTGCGGGGCTAGTCCTGATGGGTTTGTAGAGGATGGGCTGATAGAGATTAAATGCCCGACCACCGCAACCCATGTCAGCTGGATACTAGATGGAGGCATCCCAGAGGAGCACAAAGCGCAGATGACCCTGCAAGCCGCCGTAACGGGCCGTGGCTGGGTTGACTTCGTTTCCTATGACCCTCGTATGCCAGAACCACAACAACTGCTTATACGCCGTTTTTACCCCACTCCTGCGGAGATTGCCGAAATAGAGTCTGAGGCAGAGAAATTTCTTGCGGAGGTGGATGCCTTGTTTGACACCATAACCAAAAGGGAAATGATCGAATGAACTACGACAACAACATGAGGGGATTAATCTCCAAGAATGACCGCAAAACTGAGGATAAGCACCCAGATATAAAGGGTCAATGCGAGATCGACGGTGCGGAGTATTGGATTTCTGGCTGGCAGAAGGAACGGAAAGACGGGACTGGGAAGTTTTACAGTCTTGTGTTCCAGGCGAAAGATGCTAAGCCAGAGTCGCGGCCAGAGTCGCAGGATTCTTTTGCGGGACTCAGGGACGATATACCTTTTAACTAGGTGGGAAGGATAACCACCTTAAAAACCTAGTAAGACCAGACAGTAGGACGGGTTGATCCCTGTAACGTATCTAAATGCAGGAATCGACCCGTTCCTTTTTGCTGAACCCCTATACCGCTAAACCCTGCTTTTAGGGCGATAGCAAGAATTTCGTGGGCATCCGCACCTTGCACCCCTATGTCGGCAGCACAACCGCTTGCGTGCGCTCCTGGCGAGGATTTGGCAGCTTCTATCGGATGTTTAGGGCAGCGGTATCCAGAAGTGATCCGCATGGGCTTGCCGTACTCTTTGCGGAGCTGTTGCAGTTTTTGCATGAACTCAGGTTGCATCTTGTTTTCACCACAATGCGAGCACGCAAATTCTTTTGCGGAGAAGTTCGGATAGTCTGACCAGTTCATTTCTGCTTACGCGAATAGAACAGCGTGCGGTCGCCGAACAAATAAAACCCGATTGCCGCAGCAAAGTTGTCTATCGCCTCAGACGGCTCGCCATAGGTCTTACTGTATGCCCAGGTTAATAGGACTAGAGCCGCCACCGTGGGGCGCATAAGACGCACAACAGCCTCGACCCAAGGGTAAGACTGGTTAGACCCACCTGCGTTATTCATAGCCTCAAACATCTTAAGGTCTAGTTCCCGCATCTGGACGTACTGATCTATGGTCGCGGGCTTGAACTCAGACGGAGCCAGGAACTTGTTGATAAGTGCCTTACCTGCATCTACCGCCAGAGGGCCAAAGATAGCAAGGACTGATAGCGGGTCAAACATGGCTACTTCTTAAAAATATGTTCTACCGCACCCCAGACCAAAGCAGATACGCCGACAATCCATAAGATAGGCTTTGCAAGCTGGGCCAACCAGTTCAGCACTTGGAAGGCTCCAGAAGCAGCTTGGAAGGCAGCAACCATTCCTGCGGTGTTCTGGTCTATATGATCGACCTTCTTCTCTACAGCTACCAGTCGGTCGTATATCTGCTTGTGGCTGACTTCTTCCATGACTCACCTATTTAGTTCGGGGCTTGCGGGAATTCTACATTAGGAAATCCCTCGGCTTGCGGAAGGTCACGCAATGCTTGGCGATAGGTTGCCCACGCAGCTTTGTCTACAGGAGCATCCGCAACTTGCGTCCAGTCAGAAGCGGTCAACAGTCGGTCACGCTGAGCACGAACCTGGGCAGACTTAGAAGCAACATCCGCAGCGATCTCCTCTGCGGTCTTGTCCTCTACCCGAACAACATAAGCCCATCCGTCTTGCAGATAAGGATCGCACGCAACAAGTTTCTGGGTAGAACGATTGTGCGGGAGAAAAGCATTTACCTTTACCGCATCGCGCTCTGCTAGGAACTGATCTGACGGGCCAGAAGAAGGAAACGATACGTTAGGAAACACGGTCTTGTAATGAGCTATTTGCCCGTCTTTGTAGATAAGCATGGTTCAGTCCTTTGTTAAAAATCTGGGAACGCTCTGCCTGGCGCAGAATAGTTAGTGGTATACCTAGCCACACCTTTGGTAATGCGAAGATCGTCGATAAAACCCTTCATTGGATCACCGCCAGTTCTATTGGCACCAACATACATAACGCTAGTCTGATTAAAGTCTGTGCTGACCGTACCTGTACCGTCGTTTGTACCGTTGATATAAATCTTGGTTTGATCTGTACCTGTACCTGCTCTTACAACTGCAATGTGATTCCATGAGTTTAAGTTTATAGAACCAGTAGAGGTTATAGTGCTAGTTGTAAAAGTAAACACTACCTTTTCCGTGGTGTTTAACGACACAAGGAAACCCGTTGATGCTGTTCCTTTGCCAACTAATCCACGGTTTGATCCTGTGTCTCCGCTTGCAAGGTACACCCAGAACTCAATTGTGAAGGTTGCAGTTCTTAGTTGTTGATCTAATGTGTGAGGCAACAACAACCAATCCCCAGTCCCATCAAACTCCAGGCTACCAGTTCCATACTTCTTAGTGGTGGTATTTATTTGAGCATTGCCGACTGTCTCTAAATTGTTCTTGCCTGTGTTGTCGAATATTCCAGCGTTGGTGAAGTTGAGTAAAGCTGTGCCACCCGTAGGTGGCGCGGTTGGAACTGTAATTGTCTCTGCGGTTCCTACAACGTACTTAAACCCAGAAATGTATCCGTTCATCGGATTGGCATTGCCACGATCTGCACCAATGTTTAGTTGCTCTGTTTGGTTAAAGTCCGTAGTTACTGTTGCCTGACCGTCGTTTACACCGTTGATGTATAACTTGGTCTGATTTGTTCCAGTTCCCTCACGAACTACTGCAATGTGATTCCAAGCAGCAGCACGAACAATACCAACAGAATCAATGTTTGTAGTTGTATCTATAAAACGTAAAACATTGGTAGACAATACTTGTAAAACCCATCCTGTAGATGCACCGCCTTTAGCCGCAATAGTATGAGTAACACCGGCAGCATTTCGATAAACCCATGCTTGGATAGTGAAGTTGCCTGTGCCAAAACGTAAGCCTGCGGCATCAGCAATAGAAAGATAATCCCCCGTCCCATCAAAATACCCACTCCCGCCATTAGTGCTTGCAGAGTAAGCAGCGGAAGGTACAAATGGAGAAAAAGCCGATATTGCAATGTTACCGACAGAAGTAATTGCAAAGGCATTTGTTGAATTGTCTACAAAACCGTTGGATTGCAAAGTTAGCAACGATGTATTTGCGATTGCCGTAAGCGGAGCAGTAGGAACAGTAAAACCAGAAGTGTATACAGCAGTGCCTTTTACAATTCTTAAATTTGATAAGTTTCCAGTAACACCCCCACCACTTGAAATGTATGATCTATTGATATAGAAAATTGCTGTCGATGTGGTTCCGTTGCCACCTGTTCCAGTATTGTCTAATACACCATTAAAAAATATTCTAATGGTATTTGATTCTCTTGCCGCTGCAACATGAGTCCATTCATTTACTGGTAATGTTCCAATACTTGTTACAGTAGCGCCACCACCAGCGTATCCTACGAGAACGGTACTGTCAGCATTTATTCTAACAAGCCAACCAGTTGAAGCTGCTCGCTGGTTTATTACTTCAACGGCAGCTGCGGCCGTTCTAAAAATCCAAAATTCAACGGTAAAATCACCCTGGGTAACATCAAGAGCAGAGTTATATGCGATGCTTAAGTTATCTCCAGAACCATCTGAGGCAACACTCCACTCCCCCGCACCTACAGAGAACGGGCTAAACGTGCCTTGGGTAGCGTTGCCATTGCGTGTAATTGTACGGTTGTTAGTGCTGGAGTCTAGGAACGTGTTGTTCTGCGCTCCGTTTGTGCCATCGCCGTGGAGTAGTAAGGTTGTCTGGTTAAAGTTTTCGTCCTCGTTCGCTTCCTCGCCAGCCTGCCCCGCAACCGCAGCCAGCATTGGTATTAAGTCTGCCATGTCAGTCCTTACTTGGAGTCTATGCTCGCAGCCAT